ATTTTCCAATCCCTTGGCGCAAGCGTTACCAGCGGATCGCTCAAGGAGCTGGTGGACTACATCGAGTCCAACATGCAAGGCGTGCAGAAGGCTCTGGAGCAGGTTGCGAAGAACCTGCCGGAAGCTCTGAAGAATGCCGACCTGAGCGGGTTCATCGGCGGCATTGATGCTGTGACCGGCGCATTCACGCGGCTGTTTGGCGGCATCGACATCACCACGGTGGACGGGCTCACCCGGGCCATCGAGGTGGCCGGCGCGGCGTTCCTGGGGCTGAGCAAGTTCACGGCTGGCGTGATCGAGTCGTTCAAGCCGCTGTTCGACCAACTGGTGAAGATCGCCGGTCAGGTTGACGGGATCAACCCCGGATTTCTGGAGATGGCCGGCAACATCAGCGGGGCGGTAACGCAGTTCAACGTCCTGGCCGGTGGCATCAGCGGGATTCTGCCGTGGCTCGAAACCCTGGTTGGGCTGCTGGTTGCCAAGCAGGGCATGAGCCTGCTGGGGGGGCTTCAGGCACTGACGACTACGCTGCCGCAGTTCGGCGCCGCCCTGCAATCGGCGGGCGTCGTCTTTGCCGCCTACTTCGCTGCCGACAAGATCATCCAGCTTGTCGATGCGCTTGGTCAGTGGTGGTCCGCCAACGAGAAGTTGAAGGAATCGCAAAATCAGGCCGAAGAGGTCAACAAGCGTGCCGGCACATCGCTCGAGCGGTTTGCGGAGACTACCGGCATCGTGGTGAAGTCGCTTGACGAGGCCAGCAAGCTGATCGATGACGGCAAGGTCGTGTGGAGCGATGCCGCTAACGGATGGGTGAAAGCAGGCGATGCGCTGGCGAACGTCAGCAAGACTGCCAAGGACTCGGTGAACCCGTTCGAAGCCGCGAACAACGCAATGTTGGCCCAGGCTGCTGCTGCCGAGAAGGCGGGCGGAAGCGTGAAGGGGCTTGGCGGCGCACAGACTGAGGTCTACGAGAACATCAAGAAGATCGTCCCTGTGTTCGACGCGGCCACGGGCAAGCTCACCGGCTACCGCGAAGAGATGGTGCGGGTGAAGGTAGGTGTTGACGAGTTCGGCGCCAAGACCGGCAAGGCTTCGGAGGCTGTCACCAAGATCGCCAAGGAAACCGAGAAAGCCCAAGAGGCGCAGCGCAAGTGGGGCGAAGAGTTGGCCAAGATGGACTTTCAGAAGTCCATGGAACTGATCAAGCAGCAGACAACGTTGATGGCGGCTCAGATCGAGTCCGACACCAAGAAAGCCGTTGCTGCTTTCGAGTCGCTGAACACGGGCATCACCAGCACAGGGCAGGTGTTGAGCACCTTGTTCAAGAGCTACGAGAACTATGACAACCTGAGCTGGAGCGCCATCGACAAGATCGAAGCGCAGATGGAGAAGGAAAACGCTTTCCGCGAGAAGCAATTCGCTTTGCAGGAGCGGATGACCGAGGCGCAAATCAAGTCCATGAACGCCCAAGCCGACGCGCTCATCAAGGGTGATGGCCTGATCAAGATCGACGGAGCCGGCCTGAAGCCGCACCTGGAAGCGTTCATGTGGGAGATCTTGCAGGCCATCCAAGTCCGCGTGAACGCTGACGGCTTGAAGCTGCTGCTGGGGGTCTGACATGAAAGTGATCATCACCCCGACGACATTTGACCCCATCGGCCCGGTGCACCTCCACTGCCTGCCGAGCGCATCGCTTGGAGAAACCCGCCGCCGCATGAACCGCATCGCCACGCTTGACGGCGGGGCAGCGTTCAACGACTTTGGGTATTCCGAGGCTGACCGTTCCATTGATCTTCGTTGGCAGACGCGCGACCGCGCGCACATCGAGTCAATCGACCGGCTGGTGCGCCTGTATCAGCGGGTCCACGTTGCCACGCCTCAAGGCTTCTACCTCTGCGCGCCAGAGGTTCACAGACCGGGAGCAAGCGAATCGACGCTGCTTCTTTTGGTCGTCTCAAAACTTGCTTGAAGGAAATAAACCATGGCTGTGCCAACCGTTGCCACCTACTCAGTGACCGCCCTCGTGTCGGCCCACACCGCATTCCGTGATCTGCTCGACAGCGGTGCCGCTGCCGGCTTTGCGCGGTTCCGCGATTCGGCTGATGTGCTGCTGGCTCAGGTGCCACTGTCTGACCCGTCAGGGACCGTCAACGGCACCACCGGGCAACTCACGATCAGCGTTGCGGGGCCTGATGCGAGCGCGGATGCTGATGGCACTTGCGCATATGTCGAATTCTGCGACTCTGACGGTGATGTGCATCTGGCTCTGCCAGCTCAGGCCGGGACTGTGCCGGTGGCCGGCAAGGTGGTCATGAACACACTGACCATTGCGGCGGGCGGGCCCGTGGCGATGCTCTCCGCGACTGTGGGGTAAACCATGGCGACGACTGTTGCATACCCCGGCGTCGGCGGGCACAGTGCGCTCACATCGACTGCGGGCGCGCTGTTGACCGTGCTGGACGCTGTGCTGGTGACGGGGCAGGGTTGGACCAAGCCTTTTTCATCCGGCAACGTGGCCGTCTACAAGCAGCCAGTCGGATCGAATGGCTTTTACCTGCGCGTCGATGATTCGGGCGCGAACTTCGCGCGTGCCTGTCTTTACGAAACCATGTCGGATGTGAACACCGGCACGGGGCAGACGCCTACGAGCGTACAACTCAACGGTGGCTACTACATCCACAAGAAAACGCCAGGCGGTTGGATCGCGTTTGCGCACGGAGGAAACCTGCACCTATTCACTCAGTATGACGCATCACGAACGTACTATTTCCGCGTCACGGACCTGATCAGCAATAAGCCTGCTGACGCATACCAAACCAACATCAGCGGGCAGATTGCGGATACCACCACGATCTCAAACACTGGTGCCGTGGTGAGCGCATCTAATCCTGTCAACTTCTCTCATGTTGTGCGCTCAGCGTCCGGAACGGGCGAAAGCGTCGAAGCTGGCCAGATCAACGTAAGCCTGTCCACCGCAATCAGCTCGGGCGCGCCAGCCTACCCAGATCCTGTTTCAGGGAAGCTCAGGGTTGGCAAATTCAGGATTGCTGAAAAGGCCAGTAATTCGGTGAGAGGCTACATGCCTGGCGTGCTGCTCATGGACCATGTCGGATCGACATTCACGGACAGGTCTACGCTTGACGGAACAGGTGCGCTAGCCGGAAGAACATTCATGGCGGTGTCGTGGGGCTTCGCTGGCGCACAACAAATCCTGATCGAAACATCTGACAACTGGGGGCCGTTCTAATGGCACACCTCGGCGCGATTGACATGATCATTGACGGTGCGGAGGATCACGCAATTGCCGCTCATTGGTGGGGCGCCAACCCACGCGACACTTCCGTGCCGATGAATCGCGTGTTCTCTGGCGTAGTGTCTGACGGACCAGCACCTGTTGCGGGGGCGGTGGTGACGCTTTTTCACCGCAAGTCAAAGATGCCGCTTGACCAGACCAAGGCCGATGCGGCTGGCGCGTTCACGCTCGTCAACCTGCCGCCCGCGCCGTGGTCTGATTACTTCGCTGTGGCCATGTGGGAGAACAACGGCACCGTTAACTCGCTGATCATCGACCGGATTCAGCCAGTATTGCCATGAGCTACACCCCGCCTGCCGGTGATGCACTGATCTTCGACTTCTCCACGGTGAGCGGCTACACGCCGCCTGCTGGGGATGCGCTGATCTTTGCATTCGGGGATGAGTTCGGCTCGGCGCCATACGCGCGGGCGAAAGCGGATTCGCCACTCGGCGCCGCGATGGTTGTAGCCGCAGGCGCCGCCATTGCCAGAGCCTCTGCCGCAACTGTTCTTGGCTCCCCTACCGTGGTGGCGATCGGCCCCGTGGTGGCCAGATCTGCTGCGCCGGCCATGTTTGGCGGCGTTGCAGCAAAGGCGGCTGCTCAGGTCATTGCTGATGCGCGAGCGGGGTCGCCGCTTGGTTTCGCATACGGACTGGCAAATGTTGCGACCACCGCTCGCGTCGTGGTCCAAGGCCCATTCCGGCAGGCTTCTGTGCGGGCAGCTATGGGTGTGCGCGCAAGGTCGTCGGCGCCGTCTATCCTGCAGCCTCAAGTGACGGCACTCGTTTCGCACGACTTCACCGTTGCGCTGGGCGACGTGGTTGGCCGATACTTGCTTGACCTCGTGACGCCTGGCGGGATGGTGCGCGCCCCCATTAGCTCATGGCAGGCCACGCTTCAGACCGGGGCAAAGTGCTACGTCCAGGCTGTCATCCCTGCATCGTCTCCATATTCATCGGCCATCAACTCAGCGTCAGAGTTTGTGATCTATCGCGCTGCTGTTTTGCCATCAGGGATGCAGGTCGAGCAGGAACTGGCCAGATCGCCCGTTGGGTCGGCGCAGTTCGACAGGGGTGCCATGCGCGAGACATGCACGATCAGCGGGTATGCGTCCGCGTTCGATGAGATCGCCTCACCATCCGCAGAGCAGCAACGCACGCTGACGAGCGTCAGAACCATGTCAAGCGGTGCTGGTGGCGTCAGGGCCAGATGCGCGGTTGACTGGCTGTTGCGGCCTGGGTGGGTCGCTGTGGCGAATGGCGTTCCGTTCACGGCGGATTACATCAACTACTACGCACCGACAGGCGGCGACAGCTACATGGATGTTGGGGAGCGCGCCTGATGGGCAAGGCTACGATTGTCAGCGGCGGCGAGGATGGGCTGTACAGGGTCAAGCTGGACTTTGGCAAGGCTCAGAAAGACGCGGCCATCTCTCGCATCAACGCCAGATTGCCCAAGCTCGCGGCGGAGATTGTTGACGCGACGACAAAGCTGTCTGCGCAGCAGGCCATAGAGGACGCGCAGAAAGTCATGGTCGATCAGGCCATTGCAGCTTTCGTGGCTGCATCGAAGGCGATCCCTCGCAACGAGGCGAACGTTGCCAAGGCCCTGCAGGATCACGGTAAGGAAGCGGCAAAGCTGATCGAAGAGAAGGGTAAGACGGGCCCTCTACGCCTTGCGCTCGAAATCCTCAAGGATGAGCAAGCCGCACTGGAGCGTGAGCTGGCAAGGTGGCAGGCTATTACGGTTGAGGAGGAGCGTGATGCATGGTGCGCAGACTTTACAGAGGACGCCACTGGATCAGTTGCCACGATTGATGTTCCTGGCGAGTCAGCGCAGGTTCTGATTGCGCCTAGCGCGCCGGCTCCGACTGCCGTGCATGGCCAACTCGTGGCGCGTGAGGTGCAGACTCCCGCGCAAGTGTTCTGGAATGCCGCCGCGCTGCCAGGGTGGCAGAAGTACATGCCGACATTCCGTATTGGCGTGATCACCGTCATGAATCCGGACGAAACGGCAAATGTCACTCTGGATGAGTCGAAATCGAGCGCGCAAAATCTGGACATCAACAAGGTCACTGAACTTGAGTCCGTCGAGATCAAGTACATGGAGTGCGATGCGACCGTATTTGAGGTCGGCGATCATGTGGTGGTCCAGTTTGAAGATCAAGACTGGGACAAGCCAAAGATCGTTGGGTTCGCTTCGAATCCAAAATCGTGCGGTGGCGGTTTCATCTTCCGGCCAACCAACAACGTCAACACAGTCTATGAACTTGCATCCTATGCGTACTGGGGCAAGCCATTCACGGAAGATAACGAACCGCTCGGCGCGGTCAAAGGTGCCGCTCCGTTTGTTGCGATGCAACCAAAGAAGGGCGCTGGAGGTGCGTTGCTTGACGAATACAAGCGTGTGCGAGGGATAGACGGCTCCAAATATGGGCAGGTTGACTGGCAGGGTGTCGCGCTGAACAAGGATGTGCTTTCGTGGTCTGCCATATCATGGGACAGACTCACATTCAAGTCGGATGGGACGCCTGAGTACAGATGGAATCAATGGGAAGGCGGCGGCGTCACTGACAGCGAGAAGTCAGAGATGATGGTCCAGCGATGCCGAAACATTGGGACGGGAAATGCGGTCTATGCCAAGCTGAGGGCCGTCAAGGTATTCTCTGGCGGGGTGGTGGAAGGCGCGTGCTTTTCGACGGTGTGGGGTGCTCGAGCGATGGTCGCCGTCTTGCGCTCTAGCGTTGGTGCAGGGTCGGCCTTTACCTTTGTCAAGGTTGGCTCACCTGATGTCGTGATAGGCATCTACACGGTGCCGGCCAACACCGTCAACTTGCACGGCTGGTACTTCAACAAGTCAGGAACGAAGGCGCGATGCACTTTCGCAAGCAAAACTGATCAGTTCGCAGTAGAGGCAACGCTGAGTTCTGTGGATGAGGTGGCATTTGTCGACGTTCCAAACTCTCGCACATCAAGTGATCCAGATGCGTATTTCTTAAGCGCATCGGCGCCGTGGAATCCACCATTGAGCTATCAGGCTTTGAGCGAGGCGTCATCAGCAAGCATCACTGTCAGCGGATCAATGATGGAGACGTCCCCGGCGTTCTACGCAGACTTCTATGGCGACTTCGGGCTGATAGCCGTGATGAGGCGGACGGTTGAAAAGGCGCCTGCATTTGGTGCCACGTTCGATATCACCAACCAGGGAACCGGGGCAGCGAGCGCATCGTTTGCTCTGAACATGAATGGCCCCGGCGTCATGACGACCGTCCACCTTCTGGCTGACGATGGGAGCGATATGTCGTCAGACGACATTGATTTCACATACGGGTCAGCAATTGAGATGTCGCTGAGCCAGACGTATGCGAAATCAGCACTAGGAAATGGCAACTACAGCACAACCATTGCTGAGCAGGCTGAAACCTTCCCCCCATCCGGAAACCCAGGGACAGTTGGCGCAGTTCTTGATGTGGATGCAAGGGCATTGGCAGTCCTGATCAGGAACTACCAGGTCGTGACTGAGCCGTGGTCGTACTCTCGGTCAGTGACGACTGGGCCATTCGATGTATCCGGATCAGAGGTGTTCGAGTCCATCTCCATGGCGGACTTGACGACAGAGAAGGTCAGCACAAAGTCAGCGTCAGGGAATGCATCGTCCGATGTGTCTTCGGTTGATGCGAGCAAGACGGCTGTGAACTACACAGGCCCATCGGACGGCACATCAGGCGCGCCGCCATTCACTTCGTATTCACCGATGACCGGTCTGCAGACTGGGGTTCCCTATTCCGTGAGCATGTACGAGCGAAGCCTATCGGCATGGCAGTCATATACGAACAATGGTGGATCAAGCGACATGGTTTATGGGATGGTGCGCAGCTTGGGTGGAAAGGTTTGTAGCTCCACCTTGGTATGGGTTGGCGGCTATTACCAGAGCCTTGGATCAAGCGACCCTGCAGAGAAGGGGGTTGCACACATCATCCCCGCTGCCTCTGGATCAAATGACGCAACAGTGTCTGCGTTGATTCAATCGCAGGCCACACCGTGGCTTGCAAAGCTCGGCGTGTACTGACACTGCGCCGCATTTCAAGACTCTGCACGCACGGGTCGCCATGCTGCTTGCATGGCATTTACCGCTCAGGATTTGGCGTCGATTGATTCCGCTATCGCAAGCGGCGAACTGACCGTGCGCACTGGTGACGGAAAGCTCGTCACGCTGCGCTCGATGTCTGAGCTTTTGCAGGCCCGTGCGGCGATTGCATCAGACCTTGCAAAGGCTGCGGCCCCTAGCGGCGCAAGCCTATACCCCCGCCACCAGTTGGCTGATTTTTCAGACTGAGGCGACATGGCCGAAAAGACCTCTCGCTTCAATGTCGTTGACCGTGTGGTGTCATGGGTGTCGCCGGGTGCTGGCGTCAAGCGCGCGCAGGCTCGGGCCATCCTGAGCTATTACGAGGCCGCCAAGCCTGACCGCTTGCGCAAGGGTCGTCGTGCCACCGGCAGCGGGAACGATGAGGTGCTCAAGGCGGGCGCATCGCTGCGTCAGATCGCGCGCCACCTCGAAGAGAACTATGACCTTGCGCTGGGTGTGCTGAACACCTTGGTCGCAAACGTGGTTGGCCCCAATGGCATCGGCGTGGAGCCTCAGCCGCGCAAGGCTGACGGAACGATTGATGACGAACTGGCGCGGGTGATTCTCGACCTGTGGAAGGACTGGAGCCGCGCGCCTGAAGTCACGAAGCAGCACGACTGGCCAAGCACTCAGCGTTTGTTGGCCCGCTCGTGGCTGCGCGATGGCGAGGTGTTCAGCCAGATGATTTCGGGCATGTCTCCCATGCTCAACCACGGCACGCAGGTGCCTTTCAGCATCGAGATGATGGAGGCCGATTACGTGCCGATGGAGATGTCAGCCAGTGCGCCGAGCCTGATCACGCAGGGCATCGAGCTTAACGCATGGGGCGCACCGACCGGCTACCACGTACACAAGACGCCACCGCTTGAGAGTGGATCGCTGATCGCTGGACGCAACACCAAGCGCATCCCGGCAGACCGCATGCTGCACATCAAGAACGTGCATCGCATCCGCCAGTTGCGCGGCGTGTCGGTGTTTGCGTCGGTGCTGACGCGCTTTGACGACCTCAAGGACTATGAAGAGTCGGAGCGCATCGCGGCCAAGATCGCGGCCAGCATGGCGGCGTTCATCAAGAAGGGCGCCCCTGAGATGTACTTGCCGGATGACGGAAACGAAGGCCAGCGCATGATGAAGTTCCGCCCCGGCATGGTCTTTGATGACCTGCGCCCCGGCGAAGAGGTCGGCATGATCGACACGAACAGGCCGAACCCGAACCTTGAGACGTATCGCGGCGGCCAGTTGAAAGCCATCGCAGCAGGCGCCGGCCCGACTTACTCCAGCATTGCGCGCAGCTACGACGGCACGTACAGCGCACAGCGTCAGGAGCTTGTCGAGGGTTACGCGATTTATGCGACCCTGGCCAACGAATTCATTGGCCGCATCGTGCGCCCGATCTATGAGCAGTTCATTGCCACGGCCATTGCCAGCGGGAAGCTGGCCATTCCGCAGGGTGTGAAGCTGGACACGCTGGACGATGCAACCTACATGCCGCCAGCCATGCCGTGGATCGACCCCAAGAAAGAGGCCGAAGCATGGGGCATGCTGGAAGACCGCGCCTATGCGTCTGGTCCTGAGATCATCCGCAAGCGTGGCGGTAACCCCATTGATGTTCTGGAGCAGCAAGCCCGCTGGCGGCGTGAGAAGGAAGCCAACGGCATACCTCACAACGCATCTACGCCAGAGCCTGCCGACACGACAGCCGATGATGACGCCGCGCAGGCGCAGGCCCGACTGATTGACGCGCAAGTGACCGCGCTACAGCGTGAGCCAAAAGACACATCGGAGATCGAGCGTCAACGCCTCGCTCTGACTGAGCGCATCGTGAGCACATTGGCCGGGGCTGATGATGCGCAACAGTGACCTCGACCTGATCGCGCTACTGACCAAGGGCCTGCACGATCTGCGTGCGCGGTTCGACCGGTTGGCGCGTGAGCCTGGCCCTGAAGGGCTGGCTGGGGTCGATGGAAAAGATGGGCGCGACGGGCGTGACGGTGTTGACGGCAAGGATGGCCGCGACGGCATCGACGGTGCCCCAGGCGTCAATGGGCTGAATGGCCGCGATGGTCTGGACGGCGCACAAGGTGAGCGCGGCGAGATTGGCCCGCAAGGCGAGTCAGGCCCGCGTGGCGCAACAGGCGAGAAGGGCGACACCGGCCCAATGCCCGATCACGAATGGCGCGGCACTGAGCTTCGATTCCAAAAGCCGGACGGCACATGGGGCGCATGGGTTGACCTTCGCGGCGCAAAGGGCACACGCGGCGAACGCGGCCCAAGTGGCGGCGGTGGCGGTGGGTATTCCGCACCGGCACCAGGCGGCGGCATCGAGCAAAGCATCTATGTGGACGCCTCGCGCCCCATCGCCTATGTGGGCTACTCGTCGCGCATCGTCCGCATGGATTACGCCACATGGCCCCCTGTCGAGACGACAGCGACCACGGCCAACGTCCACGCTGATTGGCCCAACCGTGCAACGCTGGGGTACGCATGACCTACGTGATGAAAGTGCTGATCGCCTTTGACCAGTTCGCGAACGCCGTGATCGGCGGGCACCCGGACGAGACGCTGAGTGCGGCGGCGCATCGTCGCCATCTGGAAGGGCGCAGCGGCTGGCGCAACCTGATCAACGGCCTGTTCTTCTGGCAGGAAGACCACTGCCGCGATGCGCACCAGTCCGAGCTGAACCGCAAGCAGCTGCCCAAGGAGTACAGCAAGTGATCTATGTCGTTACCAGCAAGGCCACGGGCGCCGAGGTGACGCGGTATGCCGCCAGCGCACCTGTGGAGGGCGCGCTTCCGTTTGCCGATTTCACGCACGCCGAGTTTCCAGACGACACCGAGCCGGTCATCGCGCCGTCGCTCGGGCAGATCAGCAAGCTCGCCTACATGGATCGGTTCGCGGATGCTGAGCTTGCCGCCATCTACGGGGCAGCGAAGGCGTCACTGGCCGTCGAGATTTGGCTTGAGAAATTCAAGCTGGCTGAGTTCATCGACTTGTCAGACCCTCGCACGCTTGCCGGTCTGCAAGCCCTGGAAGCCAACGGACTGATTGGCGCAGGCCGCGCTCTGGAGATACTGCATGGCTAACAAGCACATCATCCACGGCGCCACCTACAACGGTGACGGCACCACCAGCGCCGAGGCTGCCAGTAACGGCGGCGCGGGGGCGTGGAACAACATCAACATCTTCCAGGGCACGGCGCCGACCTACGGCACGCTGGCGGCTGGGGATGTGGTGTTCATCCGGTCGAAGTCGGCGGCAGGTGCTGACATCTCCGTGACGACTGGCGTAGCCCTGAGCATGGGTTCTGCCGCAGCCACCGAGACAGCCCCGATCACCTGGGTGATCGACCATGGCGTGGTGTGGCCTGGTGTGAGCGGAACGGTTCGCTATGACGGCACAGCCCGTGTCGCCATCACGATCCGGGACTGGAACAACATCAAGGCCAAGAACTACAACATGGTGTTTGGCAACACGCTGACGACCGTGACAGACGTGGGTGCGCTCACGCTGGGTACAGGATGGACAGAGGATGTGGAGTGTGACCTGTCGCTGTGCAGCAGCTTGACGGGTCCGTTTGTCGCCTACAAAACTTCCACTCACTTCAACCTGTACGTGATTTCGAATGGTCGCTACCAGGGGCTTTTCAAGCCTGCAGCAATCAAAAACACTCTGACACTGCATGAGCCGCAAATCGAACTGCTGAACGCCTCCGAGCTTGATGCTGTGTTCAACGCTGGCACCGGATACTCAACTGATCCGATCACGGTCTACGGTGGCCGCGTCTTTGGAGCGGGCGCAGTCAGCGGCGCGCCTCTCGTCAACTGCAGCGGCACAAACGTCGGATCATTCCGGTCGTTTGGCCTGGCATACCCACGGGAAATGCCGCTGAGTACCGTGGCGATGATGACTGGCGACAAGGCCAGCGCATATGCAGACGGCGCAGACGGCCAGTTTGGGAGCGAGTATTTTGGTTCCAACTATGCATTCAGCTCGCGTAGCGACAACAACCCGCCAACCCTGAACGCCACGCTTGAGACGAGCGACAGCGCACCGTGGTCATATCGCGTCTACCCGCACACCACGTCGCAGTCGTACCCGGCTCAGATCAATGTGTCCAAGACATGGACGCAAGCTGACGCGGCGCGCACGATCACGCAGGAAATCCTATGGCCCGTCACGATGGCTGCACCCACCAAGGATGTGGTCTATCTGGTCATTCAGTACATCGACGCGACCACCGGCCTGCCCAAGACGGTCAGCACCCGCGACATGGCAGGCGGCACGCTGAGCACATCCACTGCGGCGTGGAGCGCGACGACCTGGGGGGTGGTCACGCTGGCCAAGTACAAGCTGTCTGCAGTGACGCCGACTTCGATCAAGCAGGACACCGCCGTGATCGTGTCGCTGTTCGTGGCCCCGCGCAGCGCCACGGTCAACGATGTGCTGTTTGTGGACCCTGACCCGACATTCAGCGCGCCATGAGCCGAGTCCACCCACACGCACTGATGAGCTTTTCGGGGCTGGCCACGTCCCGCTCACGCGCTGTCGGGATGAACGGCTTTGCCGTGGCGGCGCTTCCGACTGACCCCATCGGCAATTTCTCGCTGACGCTTGAGAACGTGGTGATCGGCTCTGCCATCCAAGTCGAGTCAACGGCGGGTCAGGTGCTACTTAACCAGACGGCTGACGCATCGACTGAGGTGCTTGGGCTCCAGGCGTACTCGGCGGGGTCATCGCTCAACAGCCTACGCATCAAGGTGCGCAAGGGCAGCGCTTCGCCCTACTACCAGCCATGGGAGACGCTGGCAACGGCCATCGTTGGCTCCCAGTCTATCTACGTGTCCCAGATACCGGACGAATAAGGAGCCGTCATGATCGACGCAACAAAGTTCACCATCGACGCCAGCGGCAACATCCGTCAGGTGTCGGCCTTCGTGCCGGGAACCAATGCCCGGTATTCCACGTTGGAGCTGCACGCCTGGCTGCAAGACCTGGCAGACAACCCGACCGCATCGGGCGACGATCTGGTCAGCATCCTGGGCAACAACCCCAGCGAGTTGGCCGGTAAGCGCAACGCCTCGCGCCCGATGGCCGTCACGCTGCTGCCCAGCATCAATCTGGACGATGCCACCTCCCAGTGGTTCAAGTTCGGCTCGATTGAGCAGCAGGCCGGTCAAGTCCTCTATACCGGCCTCAAGGTGCTGGGCACATTGGTGGCCAACTCGCCCATCTACATCACGCAGTCCGGCTCCAAGCTGACGAAATACTGGCAGGATGCCGACGCCTCCAACTTCCAGATTCTGGTCAAGGCCAAGGCGGCTGGCGCGCTGATCGACAGCGGCAACGTCACGGTGTTCTCGCGCAAGTACGGGCAGACCTACTCTCACTTCGACGTGAACCTGTCTGCCGGTGGCGAGCAGGCGGCGGCGCTGGGCACCAGCTTGGATGCCAACGTCTCGCTGACGTCAGGGCAGGCTGAAACCATCTTCAACACCATCACCATCACGGTGGCGGACACCACGCAGGACTTGGGCGGCGGTCAGGGCTCCAAACTGCACAAGGGCACCATCTCCCTCAACGGCACGACCACGCTGGCCCAAGCGTATCAGGCGCTGCAATGGGCTACGTCTGAAGGCTCTACCGCCACGATCAACGGCGTGCCGGGTTGGCGCTACCGCTCACTCGTGGCCGGGTACACAGAGAACGTGTCCGCACCGTTCGGCAGCTTCGCTGGCGGCAAGTGGTTCGTGGCGCAAGGCTGGTGGCTGTCTGGTGTGATGGCGGCTGACTCGAAGAACTACCAGCTCACCAGCCATGACGGCACGGTCGAGACGCCGCCAACCTCGATTCAGGTTCAGGTGGCCGGTATCGTTTCCGGTGACTATGTGCTGGTGGCGCGCGACAACGGATCGGGCGGCATCCTGAGCAGTGAGTACACCGTGAGCGCGACGGCTGGTGCCTCCACCGTGACGGTGCCGTCTCTCAAGATCGACACCCCGGCAACAGGCGTCATTCGCATCGACGGCGACCGCTACACGTACACCGGCATCAGCGGCGGCGCACTCACCGGGCTGTCTCCTGTCATCAAGACTGGCGGCTATACCAGCGCCCCCGCCTTCATCCCGCTGATCGACGCAACATCAGCCGGCACGACGATCAGCAGCGCTGCATTTCAGTTCACGTCATCGTTCAATTGCCGCTACCGGGTGCGTAACGGTGCGGGCGGTTCGGCCATCATCCCGTTTGAAAGCTCGATGTCGGTCACGGAAGTCGGCGGCTCTGGTACGGCTGTGCGAACGGCTGACGAGTAAGGGGCGGCACAGTGGCGCTTACCTTCGACCCGGTGGCAAAGGTCATCGACTCCAGCGAGTCGATTCTTGACCTGCCCGCCTTCCATGCCGCGCTGCGCGACTGGGAGGACGGGGAGGTTGGCGCCATCCACCCGGTCACGCACACATGGAAGGCCCTGGCCCTGGGTGGTGGCGCGTTCATGTACGGACTCGACTTCATCAACGGCTGGCAGCTTCGGTTCCCGACACCGGGGAACTACGTCGTGCAGGGCAACCTGAACGCGACCATCTTGCCGGTGGCCGGCGTGTACGTGGAGCGCAAGACGGCTGCGGCCTACGCCACCACCGCAGTCGGAGGCAGCGGGCCGAGTGCGGCAGACATCGCCGCCCAGGTGCGCGCAGCTTTGGCTGCCGACTTGGAGCGCGTCATCCAGATCCAGACCAAGGTGGACGCTGCACTGTGACCCGCATAGGGCATTGAGCAAACGCAACGACAACTAACACTGAGACAACGACAGGGTAGGACCATGCAAGACACAGCACAGCACACAGCCGAGGCCATCGTTGCTTCTGCAGCATCGAAGGGCATGTACACCGGCGCCGGCATCACGCTTGGCGGGTGGTGGACGAGCAACGAGTTCTTGGGGCTGACTGGCTTGCTGATTGCCTTGCTGGGCTTCGCTGTCAATTGGGTCTACAAGCACCGGCTGACCGCTGTTGAGATTCGCGCCATTGAAGCCAAAGAGGCGCGCGAAGCTGAAGAGCATCGCTTGATGTGTGAACGCTACAGGCGCGAAGCCGCCGAGCACAACGCCCGCATGGGCCTCTACGAGTGAAGGAGTCGACATGTATGTCTTCGTGATGTGGCCTTACCTGTGGTGGCGGTTGCTGTATGGCTAACGCCCGGATCATCGTCGCCTCGCTGACCCTGAGCGCATCGGCCCTTATCGGGCTTGCTGTGAGTGAGGGGTACACCGACCGCGCCGTGGTGCCAACCAAGAACGACCGGCCAACGCACGGATTCGGAAGCACCTTCAACGCTGACGGAACGCCCGTGAAGATGGGCGACAAGACAGACCCGGTGCGCGCCCTGATCACCTTGCAGGCGCACGTCAGCAAGGAAGAGGCGGCTTTCCGCAAGTCGCTGGCCGGTGCCTCGCTGCACCAGGGTGAATTCGACACCTACATGGACTTCGCTTACCAGTACGGCGGCGGCACATGGTCAACGTCATCAATGCGTCGTCACATCCTGGCCGGTGAGTATCGGCAGGCGTGCGACGCGCTGCTGAAGTACCGCTTCTCTGGTGGATTCGATTGCTCAACACCCGGTAACCGGCGATGCGCTGGGGTCTGGGAGCGTCAGAAAGCGAGACACGCGAAATGCCTATCCGCGCAATCCTGATGCTGGCGCCCGCCCTTGTGGTGGGGCTGCTGGTGTGGTTCTTCCAAGAGGCCCGACTCGGCGCCCAACTGGCAGAAGTGCAAGCCGAGTCATCGCAGTACCGGGCCGAAGTTCTGGCCGAGAAAGCATCTGCCGCCGAGCGGGTGCGCAAAGTCGAAGGAGACTGGAATGCCAAGTACCAATCCGCGCTCAATGCTGGGCGTGACCGTGAACGTGTTCTACGTGCTGATCTTGTTGCCGTTCGTGATGCTGCTGCAAGCGTGCGGACACAAGCCGCAGAAGCAGCCCGCCGACTTGCCCAAGCTCCCGCCCCCGCCGTCCTTGACTACGCCAACACCCTCGGAGACGTATTCGCTGAGTGCTCGGCGCGATATGGAGAGGTGGCGCAAGCGGCTGATGGACACGCCAGCGATGCGCGAACCATCCTCGAAGCCTGGCCGGTGAATCAGGAGTAGCCCATGCACCCCGACGACCTCAGCGGCGAGCAGTTGCGCCACGCAGCAGCCCTCGCGGATGGGGCTGTCGATGTGGATGCGTTCGACCCTTGGGCGCTGTTCCTGCGGGTAGCTGACGTGATGGAGAGGTGGGGGCCGGTCTACGTGGTGCACGTCAGGATGCCCGAGCAGATCGGCGGCTTGACCAACTGGGTTGCAGGTCGCGGAGGTGATCCGCTGGAAGCCTGCCTAAGGGCGTTCCTCAAGAGTCGCCGGTGACGAATTCCGGCCCCGCCATTTCGCTGCGGGCGCTCGACATGGTGCGTCAATTGTCGCGTGTGGGCTGATGGTGGCCGGCAGTACCATCCGGCAGCGCGGCAGGTTCACTTGTTGCTGCTCGCCTCATGGAAGTCCGCCGAACGACTGACCATGCGCATTCACCATCATGACTGCATCCCACTCCCATTCAGTAGGCCCTGCCAGGCACCCAGGTGGCAGCCCAGGCCAAGATGCAGTCATGATGGCGCACGGCAGCCAGGAACCCCCAACCCGACGCATTGCTGCGCTTGACCGTGCGGGGTGATTGTAGCCGACCGTCTGCTAGACTGCCAGCCTTGCGAGACATGCGCGAAACACCTGCCCGGTGAAACCGCGCCCGCATAAATCCCGCAACGGTGGCGCAAGTCATTGAATTGCTTGTCAGTTCGACCCGCCCCCCGCGCACCAACGACGAAAAACAGTGTTTGTCACTGTTCGTCAGCAAAGGCCCGTTTACCTAGCGTAGGCGGGCCTTTTTGCTTTCCGCGTTAGTATGCGTTTGTGTATGTGTGCGGGCGTTAGTATGTTGGTCTGCCCGCAAAAATCCCGCCGAGCATCCCGCATCACTTTCCGACATGGCTTACATCCGCAAACTCAAGACAGGCTGGCGCGCTGAGATAGAGCGCAACGGCGTTCGCCGGTCGATGGTTCACGCAACCAAGTCGGCGGCGCAGCAGTGGGCGGTGGCCGAGGAAGCAGCGATCATTGCGGGATCACGCGGGCAGTTTCCATCCCGCACGCTGGCCGAAGCCGTTGACCGATACCGCAAGGAGGTCACGGACCAGAAGGGCGCAGTGGTGGCGCGTGCCGACAATCTGCGCTTCGATGCGTGGCTGCGCGACTTCCCTGAACTGGCGGGCAAGGTGTTCCACCAGATCAGCGCCGAGGACATCGCGGCATGGATGGCGAAGCGGCTGACCCAGGTGTCGGAGTCGTCCGTGCTTCGTGAGGCGCAGCAGTTCAGGCCGATCTGGGGGATTGCAATCGACCAGTGGATATGGGCCGGGAAAAGCCCCTGGAAGGGCGTGAAGCTACCCGCCAAGGGTCACGCACGCACACGCCTACCAACGTGGCAAGAGGTGCGCCTGATGGTACGGTCTGCGGGATACGTCACTGGAATGGCCCCAACGTCACCCCAGGGTGAATCTATGTGGGCGTTCATGGTGTCGCTGCACACCGCGCTCAGGTCGGGTGAGGTGCTGCGCATGGCCCGCTCAAACGTGGATCTTGACCGGCGCGTCTACCGGCTCGATGCACACAAGACCGACGCCCACGTCGGGGTGCGTCATGTCCCATTCACCAAGCGGGCGGCAAAGCTGCTGCGGGTGCTGGATGATGCGGCCAAGAAGGCGGGGCGGGATGCGTATTTCACGGTCAGTGACGGGAGCCGGGACACTCTATGGCGCAAGGTGCGCGACCGGGTGATGGTGTCAGAGCTGCACTATCACGACAGCAGGGCTGCGGCGTTGACGTGGCTGGCGAAGCGGTACGATGTGATGACCCTTGCCAAGATCAGTGGGCACGTGGACATCAACGAGCTATTCCAGACGTATTACCGGGAATCAGCCTCGGACATTGCGGCCCGACTCTGATCACTTGCCGCCCGCCCACCGCAGGACATCGGCCAGCGACCAGAAGCGGGTCTTCTGGCTGACGTTGATGACGGGCTTTGGGAAGTCCGGGCGCTTGGTGATCGTGTTCGTTGCGTGCCTGCGGCTGCATCCCAGGATCTGAGCGATGCCAGAGGTGTCAATGCGTGAGGTGGTGATGGTGCTCATGGCTGTAATGCTGCTTGCTGTGAGTGGTGGGTGTCAATGGTTTGGTCGGTGCTCTCAGCCTCCCGATACACGGCCAGGCTGTCAAAGTCGGCATCCTCCCAATCCGCCGCATCGTCGCCGTCTGAGTGCATGGCGACGTAGCGGGATTCGATGGCCTCGCGGCGCTGGCGTAGGCGGCGGCTCATAGCGCGCTCCTTGCTCTGATGGCTGCGGCATTGCTTTCGAGGATGCGCCTTGATGTGCTGAATGTGTCGCAGGCTTCGGCGTTCGACTGCACCAAGGATGCGCAGGCTTCGCGCTCGGTCGCGGATACGATCGCGGCGAAGCGTTCAAGGTCTTGGAGACTTACCATCTGAAAGTCAAACGGCCCGTCGCAGATTCCCGCCTCCCTCGCCATGCGAATGATGTCCACGCGCTTCATGCTTCACGTCCTTCTGCTTTGGCGATAACGGCTTCCGCTCTGGCCTTGCCATCAAGCCAAAATTCGTTACCCGGCCTTCCATCAACATCATCCTCACTCACATACCAAATCAATGCCTCCAGCAACTCAGCATTCAGCTCGTGCAGGCGGCGAAGTTCGGCGGCTGCATCGGCGTGGCTCACGTTTTGCACGTTGTCGAGAAGCCAGTCAGCAAGGCGCAGCGCCTCGGGTTGTTGTGTGCTCATATCAGCCCCGCAGTAGGTTCGTCTTTCTTCAGGCCGTTCAGGATGTCCTGAATCTCGCGCAGCGCAGTAGCCTGGGCGGCATCAACGCGGCACATCTCCATTTCCTGCCCGTGCTCAAACCGGCGAATTCTGCGCAGGCTCTCTAGCTCTGCCTCTGCCCGCAAGGCGCGGCGCTTCCAGGCTGCTTTGGTGTCTGTGGTCATGGTG